TTATAAGATGACATATTACGGAACAAGATTTGGATGTAAATTTGGCCAACCGCATGATCCAATTCGTTTAGGTGAAAATCCTCAGCAAATTTGGGAAAAATGCAGAATTTGTCAAAAGACATTTCATTGGAATAAAGGATATAAAGGAAAAGTTGACAATCCAAAATATTTAAAAGTCCATCTTAGACAATATGCGCAAAAATTTGGGGTAACAAAACGGGTGTTTAATAAATTATATCATCCGGAAAAATGTATTATTAATATTTAATAAATTATGAAAAATGAAAAAATTTATGTAGTAAAATCTCATGCTTGGGAAAAGATTAAATCAGCAGTTGACAAAACAGTTGATTTAATAAAGCCGACATTCGGGCCGGCTAGTAATAAAGTTATTATTAGTAAGGTAACGCATGGTTTTGTAGTAGATGATGGAGTTCAGATTGCTCGAGATTTAGAATTATCTGATCCAATAGAACACGCAATCATGAAAGTAGTCAGGGAAGTAGCAATTAAAACAAATGATAGGATCGGAGACGGAACTACAGGGGCTTTGATTATGTTGCAGGCATTGATTGAAGAAATTGATAAATTACCAAATAGAAATGGTAGAAAATTGGAAAAACAATTAAAGAGTGCATTTGAAGAATGCAAAAAACAATTAGAAAATTCTGCTGTTAAAATTGAGACAAAGGAAGATTTATATAAAGCAGCTTTAGTAAGTTTTGATAATGAGAAGATAGCTAAATTAATTGCAGAAGCATGGTATCAATTAGGAGCAGACGGTATTTTGACTGTTGATAGGTCAAGCACTATGGAAACTTATACTGAATTAGCTAACGGTATTAAAATTGACAGAGGGTATATCAGCCCATATATGATTACAAATCCACAGAGAATGGAGTGTGTAATTGAAAAGCCATATATTCTCTTTACCGATTATCGTTTAACAGAAGCAAGTGATGTTATTGGTATTATGGATAAATTGTTGAAGAAAGGAATCACTAATTTAGTTATCATTGCCGAAAATATAGAGCAGAGTGCTTTGGCAACTTTAGTTATTAATAAGATTCAAGGCAAGTTCAATAGCGTTGCTATTAATGCTCCAGCTGGAGATAATAGAACATTGATGCTTGAAGATATGGCTTTAATGACCGGCGGAAAAGTATTTAGTGAGAAGAAAGGTGATAAACTTGAAGAAGCCAATATTGAAGATCTAGGTAGGGCTGATAGATTCATATCCAGAAGAACTGATTCAGTAATTATTGGGCCCAAAGCTCCAAAAGAAAATATTATAAAGATCATAGCTGATTTAACTGGCGCATTAATTGCTGAAAAAATTGAAAGTAATCGAGAAGAATTAAAGAGACGTATAGCCAGGTTTAATAATAAAATTGGTGTCATTAAAGTAGGCGCCCCCACTGAAAACGAAATGAATGCTTTAAGATATAAAGTAGAGGATGCTGTAAATGCTGTCCACGCTGCTTTTAAGGGCGGTGTAGTAAAAGGTGCTGGCTTAGCTTTAGCAAATTTGAAAACAAAGAGTCCTATAATGAATGCCGCCTTGCAAGCACCATTTAGACAATTAAAGATAAATATAAATTTGGAAGACCATAGAGACCTGAAAGAAGATGAAGCAATTAATGTAATAAACGGAAAAATAGGACAGTGGCAAGAGGTTGGAGTTTTAGATCCAGTTGATGTTCTAATAGCCCAATTAGAGAGCGCTGTTTCTATTGCATCGTTATTGATTACCACAAGCGGATTAATAGTTGAAGATCCAAAATATTTACAACAAGAACGTCAATAATTTTATGGAAAAAGATGTATTTTTAATTTTCTTAGTTACTATATTCGGATTTTTTATATTATTGGCTGTTAATATATATTATGATAAACCAATATTAGAAAATAATAATGAAATTTTATACAAAGAAATAAATGAACCAGATATAGGAGATCAAAAAAATAAAGATGATACATTTACTTCTAAAATTATAGAGCTAAAAAAAGAGGATGAGAAAAAAGATGGAGAAGAAGCAGAGATTTTAGAAGAAGAAAAAGAAGAAATAAAAATAGTGGAAAAAATTGTTTATGTTCCAGAAATAGTGGAAGTTCCGGTTTATACTCATCCTCCTATACAAGAGCCAATAGCAAGCAGTGAAACAATAGAGGAACCAATAATAATTAATGAAAATATTATGGAGTACACTTTAGAAATCATAAGTCCTTTAGCCGGTAAAGGTTTAGGCAGAGAATACTTATCTCGAGACAAAGTAAAAGATGAGTATAATTATTTAGTTATCGCCTTGATAGTTTGGGAAAACGGAGAAGCGAAAAGAGATAGCAATGTTAAAGTAGTAGCAACTGATTCCAGCCAAAATAAAGAAATTAACGGGACTGGAGATATGGCTATTATTTATAAAGATGGTAACAAAAAGGTTATGCCAGCATATTTCTTTGATTATGAATTCAAAGAATCCGGCAACCATACAATAACCTTTTTTGCAGAGGGCAAAGAGATAACCACTGAAACCTTAGAGGTGGCAGTAGATGCAAGAGAATAATAGGAATTTTATTAAGTAAATTATAAAACAATGACACAAGAATCTTTGTATTTAGAGGATATAATTAAACCAATTGTATCAAAACCGGAAAGCGTAAAAATAAAACAAACTACTGATGAGCGTGGTATTTTATTGACCCTAACAGTTCACAAAGAGGACACAGGGTTAATTATTGGTAAGCAAGGCGAGACTGCACGGGCAATCCGCAGACTGATTAGATTATTTGGAGTAATAAATAATCAACGACTTTCAATTAGAATAACTGACCATACGAAGACATAGGTAATAAAAAATGGTAAAAAAGAAACTTGGAATATTAGCAATTAAAAAAATGATTAAAAAAAAGTGGCAAAATTTATTTTATGGTAAGTGTCCAAATTGTGGAGAAAAGATGGAAGAGAGTAATGGATATTTAGCTTGTCCAAATGCTCATCCAGACAATGAAGCTAAAAACTGTTTTTTTATAAAGACAGATGCAGCCATTACTTTATTATTGAATGAAAATCATGCTGCTAATAAATATTTAACATTAGGAGAGAGAGAAAGATTGGAAGAGGCTATACAAAATCTTAATAATATTGCATAATATGAATAATAGAATATATTAACTTAAAATAATATGGCTAGACTTAAAAATTGTAAAAGATGTAATAAACCAAAAAGACCAAAGGGAAAAAAATTTAGAGAATTACCTGGCTATTGTGAGTGTGGTAGACCAACTGTTATAAATGAAAAAACGATAGAAAAACTAGAAGCGGCTTTTATGATAGCTTTAAGTGATGTAAAGGCTTGTGCCTATGCAGGAATTGATGGTAAAACTTTATGGAATTATGAACAGAAGAATCCAAAGTTTATCCATAGAAAACAGCAGTTAAAGCAGATGCTTAGTATTAGGGCTCAACAGACTATTGCTAAAGCTATTGAAATTAATTCAGGTGATGCTTGGAAATATCTAGAAAAGACTGATCCAGACTTTATTCCAAGAAGCAAAATTGAGCATACTGTTGAGACTATAGAAAATACTGATGAACAAAGTCCAGAAGAAAAAGCCGCTTTGATTGCATTAAGAGAAGCTAGAAGAAAAAGAATAGAGAATAAATCTAAAGAAAAATAACATGTCTATAAAAATTGTAAATGGAATAAAGGTTAGCGATGAATTTCCGCCAGTTATTGATGCTATAAAAGCTACCTTTCAAATTAATCCGCAAGTATATTTTACTTATGGGGATGTATTGCATAATCCCTATGATTTACCATTGCCAGATGATATTATTGCTCACGAAAAAACCCACATGAAACAGCAAGGAGATAAATCAGAATTATGGTGGGGTAAATATTTAAGAGATGCAAAGTTTAGAATAGAACAAGAGGCAGTAGCTTATGGCCACCAATATGCTGTATTTTGTCAAAGGAATAAAGATAGGGAGCAGAGAAATAGATTTTTAATGGGATTGGCTAGGACATTGTCTGGACCGCTTTATGGTAATGCTATAAAATTTAATTTAGCAATAGGCGCAATTAAACATTATGCCTAATAAGGTTATAAGCTAAGAATATAGGATACCGATAGAATATTGTCCTTTAGATGATAAACCATGCTATGATAAGAAGACAGCCATCACGGCCAAGAACAAGAGATTTAAAGAAAGTCATATTAGATTGAGAATTTATTATTGTGATATATGTAACCATTGGCATTTAACTAGTAAGATATAATTATGAAAAAGATAAAACATAATTGTCAATTTTTATCTACGGAGACAATCAATAGAAACGGAGCAATGGGGGTAATAGCCACTTGTCCTATTTGCGGAGAGTGTCGAGAAGTGTTATCAGATGGCAGAATAAAAATAATAAATAAAGCATGGCAAAAGATGACCTTAGAGAAGAATTAAAAATATTGGCAGAGTATGATACCGATGCTTGGGTAGATTATCACGGGATTAAAAATGAGAAAGGAGAACTGATGGAATGGGAAACCCATCAGTTTTTATTAGATATTTATAATGATCAAAGTCAGAATTTAGTAGTTGTAAAACCGGCTCAAGTAGGCATGAGTGTATTAGAGGTTTTAAAAAATATTCATGATGCGGAAAAGCAGAGGATGGATATTATTTATTGTGTTGATGAAAATACTAAAATTTTAACTAAGAGGGGATTTTTAAGATATTCGGAGCTTAAAGATAATGATGAAATATTAACCTTAGCAATAAATGGTAATGTCCAATGGGCAGTACCAGATTTTGTTTTTAGGAAAAATGTTGATATGGAATGTATATATTTTAATGCTAGAAATTTTAATGCCTTAGTTACTCCAAATCATAAATGGTTATTAACACATTGCAGTGGAAAGGGAGATATGTATTTTAGAGAGACAAAGGATATGATAGGAAGGCACGCTAGAATACCAAAATCAGTTGAGCACAGTGGGGCGACAACAAAGAAAAAAACATACACTGATGAATATATTTCTCTGCTTGCTTGGGTTTTTGCTGAAGGACACTATCCAAAACAAACGAAAGGTAGTGGTAAAAAATGTTATTCAATTATTATAACTCAATCAGAAAAGGTTAATGCCGATAAATGTAAAGAAATTAGAGGGTTAATGAAATCAGTAGGTATAAAGTGGAAAGAATATAGTATTAATAATGGATGTGTTAATTTTAGATTTGCTTTCAAAAACGGTAAATATATTAGAGGTAGGTTTCCTAGTAAAATACCTGATACAAAATTTGCTAATAAACTGACTAGAAGTCAATGTAAGTTGTTTATTGATACTTTTGTTAAAGCCGATGGTTGGGTAGATAATTCAGGCACTAAAGCTATAAGCCAAAAGGATAAAAGAACTATTGATGTATTGTGTATGATAGCCGTACTTGGTGGATACGTGCCTAGTATTATAAATCATGGCAAGAATAATGCGTATACAATAAGATTTACCCAATTTAAGTCAGTAGATACAGCCGAGTTAAAACCAATAAAAAAACAATATAAAGGTGTTATTTGGTGTCCAAGTACTAAATATGGAACATTTTATGCTCGTCGTAATGGTAAGTGTTATTGGACTGGTAATACGCTTCCGACCGATGGAGACGTCAGAGTTTTTGTTGGAGGTAAAGTAAATCGTATTATTGCTAATAATAAACATTTAGAAAAATTGACGGCAGATAAAGACAGTATAGAACAAAAGCAGATTGGCGCTAGTATGATTTATTTTAGAGGAACATGGACTAAAAAAGCTGCTATTATGGTTACGGCCGATAGATTAGTCCATGATGAAAAAGATTCATCTAAACAGGACGTAGTAGCAGATTATCAGGCTCGCTTACAGCATTCAAAGTTT